ACTGCATCTTCCGAATTTAATAAATTAAAAAACGCACAGCAAGCCGCCGTTGCCTCGGGTGCTTGGTGGGGTACTTCTGTAACTAAGATTACTGATAACTTAAATACTCAAATTGAGTCTAATTCACTTTTACAAAAAGAATTTCAAAACTTTACTGGGCAAACAGGAAAGTCATACTCTAATTTAAATGAGTACATAAAAGAAAACAATCTTACAGAAGAGCAAGGCTTAAAAATATCAGAGCAGTTTTTAGAGGTTGCGGATAAGAAAATTAAGGCACAACAAAATCTTGCCAAATCAGTAAAGGATACGAATGATGCCTTTACTCAGTATATAAATAAACTGAAAGTAACTTCCGAATATACTGCACTTCGTGAAAAATTATCTGACTCAATTAAGGCTCTAGAAGGAGCCCAAAATGCTACTGAAGGTTTTGTAAACACTCTCACTCTTGTGCAGGGTTTATCCCAGCAACAAATAAACTTTTATGGACTAAAAGAAGCTTCGCGAGATTTTAAAGAACTTAATAGTGAGGCGAATGCTATACGCAATCTCGAGACTATTAAAGTAAAAGGCATGGATCAAGGCGACGCTGCTATTGCTGTTAATCAGAGCTTAAAAGCATTAGGATTACAAAATATAGCTTTAGACTCAAGCCAAAAACAAATTGATGAAGCAAGAGTAAGAGCTTTAGAGAGCGTGGCGGACAGAAAAGAGAATATTTTGGCCACAGAAAAAAAACTTAGTGACGAAATTCAAATACAATTAAAAAGAGAACTTGAAATTATAGTAGAGTTAGATAGACGCGCCACGACTATTGCCCATATACAAGAAATGGAAAAAGCTCATAACGAGATAATAAAAGAGCAAGGTTTTATTACAAGAGCTAACGCCGCAGAAAGAGATAGGCTACAAACAGAATCTTTTGGTAAAGAATTTGAATTAATGGGTCTTCAACTTAAAGAAGCAAAAAGATTCTTGGATGCTCAAGCCGAGGGTACTATTGAAAGAGAACAAGCTGAGGCAAAATTTAATGAATTAAAAAAGAAAGCACAGTTATTAACTTTCAGGCAACAAAAATTTATTAATGAAGCGGAGCTCCGAGCGGCTCAAGATGTTCTTACTAATATTGAGCATAGAGCAAATAAAGAAAGAGAAGTTCTTTCTATTATAGAGGCGCAAATAACCGCAGCCAAAAGCTTAATGAATGCAAATGAAGAAAATGCTAGAGCCCTAATGATAAATGCCAACCTTAAGGCTGGAGGTACTGGAGAAGTTAGTGCAGTACAAGAATTAGAACTATTTAAGAGATTTGAATCAGATAAGAAAAAAGCTATAGAAGCTGAAAAAGATGCAAAAATATTTCAAATTAGACTTGAAGAAAAAGTTAATACAGCCAAACTAGGTATTCTTAAAGCACAAATTACGTTAGCTCAAAAAGAGTTGAGGAAAGAAGGCCTAACCAAAGAGGCCGACGCTTTAGGAGGACTTTTAAGTGGATTAGATAAAGTCAATTATGATACTATTGCTAATTTACAGCTACAGGAAGCAAATATTAATAGAGAAACTCAACTTGTTCTATTAGAAAACGATAGACTTGAGAGGGAAAAATCCGTTATTATAGCTTATGAACAGGCTGCAGTTGAAATAGCACAAAGTCAATTAGACATGATGAATGTGGTTGGTAGTTTACAAGATAAAATAACTTCGGCTAGAAGTAGTGCTCTTGATAATGAGAAAAAGATAAGAGAGAACGAGCTAAAAACCGCAAATTTTAAAAATGAATCTTTGAATAAGTTTGAAATGACTGCTCAGCAGACGTTAGAGCTGGAGATTGAGTTTGCAGATAAGAAAAAGCGCCTAATACAGGAAGAAGCTTCTAGGAAAAAAGAAGTCATAATGATGGAAAATAAACTTTTAGCTGCTCAACTAAAAGTTCAAAGAATACAGACAGAAGAGTCTTTAAGAACTCTATTAAGCAGTGGTAAGCTCAACGCGACCCAAGAAATATATGAAGTAAAAAAATTATTAGAGGAGTTGCCGAATACATTTGATAAAGCTGCGGCTCTTCTTCCAGAGGCTTTAAGGGCTCAACTTAGAGAAGTTAATTCTGCTGCTGCTGCCCAAGTATCAGAAGTTGATGCTAGCGTAACCCAAGCAACTGTAGCAGTCATGGATGCTGCTAGAGAAAATACTGTAAAAATAATTGAAGCAGAAATAGAGGCGTTAAAAACTGTCTCTGACATTCAAGATAGAATTACGGCTTCTAAGTCTTCTGTGTTAGATAGCGAAAGAACTATTCGCGAAAATGAGCTAAAAGCAACAAATTTACGAAATAAGGGAATAGGCGAATATGCTCTTACCTCAAAACAATCATTGGATTTAGAGATAGAGTTCGGAGAAAAAAGAAAAGCCCTTATCCTACAAGAAAGAGATTCAAGACTTGCTAGTATTGATCTTGAATTTGAACTTTTAGCGGCTCAACTACATCTTCAAGAAATTAAGATGAAGAGTGACTTAGAGCTATTAAAGTCTACTGCCCAAAAAGAGGGCGATACCGCGCAGCTAGGGAGACTAAATACTCTTGAGCAAACTTTATCTGGTACGTTTAAAAAAGCAGGCGAAATGCTGCCAGCAGCAGCAAAAGCTGCAAAAGATGAAGTCACGTCGGGGGCTGCCGCTCAAATTTCTGAAATAAGTGCAGGTCAAATTGAAGCAGCCGAAAAAGTATTCGGCTGGACGCAGAAGATGACTACCTCTTGGGAGGATGTGTCAGAAGCAATTGGTCAAAACTTTATTAAGACTCTTGAAAATGCAAAATCAATTACTCAAGAACTCGCAGATATATTCTATAACTCTGTAAATGCTGCTGCGGATGCTTTTATTGATGCAATTGTAGAAGGCAAGAATGTATTTAAAGGAATTAGCGATGCTTTAAGAAATAGTATCAAAGAAGGTTTAGCGGAAGCAGCAAAAGCTAAATTAAAAGAAGGCATCGCTGCAGGATTTGGAGCTATTTTTGAAAAGCTCAAAATACCCGGCTTTGAAGACTTATCAAAAATTTTAGTTGGTCCGCAAGAAAGAGCTGCTAAGGCGTCTGAAGAGGCAGTAAACGAGAGTACTGGCATACCAAAAGCAGTAGAGCATTTAGACTCTAGCTTAATATATCTTAAGCAAATTGCTGAGAATACCGCTAAATGTTGTGGCAGTAATATGCTTTCAGAAAACGACCCCTTTGCATCCAGACCAGTTATAACTGACTCAAATATACCCCAATCAAACATACCACAAACTGCTAGTTCTTGCTGCGATATAAATCAACAAATACTTGAAAAAGCAGAAGATTCTATGCGCCAAGAGAAACAGAGTGGTGATGGAATTATTAACCAAACTAAAAATAGTGGGAGCATACTTAAAGACCATATTGATAATGCGGGTAAAACTATTTTTAGTGTTATAGAAAAGTTATTTTATACTACTAAGGATTTATTAAGTAGTCTAATTATAAAAATTCAGGCGGGCATAGATATGATGCTTAACGCCGCAAAAAGGGCTAAAGAACAAGGAAAAAGAGACGCGCTTGTAAAAGCTATCGGTCAAGCTATAGGAAGTTTTGCCCCAACAGGAGGTACTCCTAGTGGCGCCTCAGGCGGGCCTGCTATCACAGATGGGCCGGGGTTTAAATTGAACTATACTCCTAGTGGGAGCTTACCTTCTGATGCTACAAGTATGTCTAACTATGGTTTTGCTAAGGGGGGCATTATGAGTTCAGCGGGCCCCACACCTCTTCAAAGATATGCAAGAGGTGGGGTAGCAAGAAGCCCACAACTAGCAATGTTCGGAGAAGGCTCACGCCCAGAGGCGTATGTTCCTCTTCCTGATGGGCGTTCAATTCCAGTTACAATGAGCAATGGCGGAGGAAATGTAAATAATATTTCCGTAAACGTTGCAATTGAAGGGGGCCAGACCCAAACTCAAACTTCAGCTGGAGGAAAAGATAACACAGAGGATCAAACTCGTAGGCTTGGAGTTGCTATTTCAAATGCAGTAAAACAAGAAATATTCAATCAGCAAAGACCAGGCGGTCTATTATATAAAGGTAGAAGATAATGCCAGATTGGACATACACTCCAGATAGATCTTTGAGCAAGTCAAGTGCTCCACGTATTCGTGAAGTAAAGTTTGGCGATGGATATAGTCAGCGCGCTCAAGACGGTATCAACTATATGAATGAAAGTTGGAGCCTTACTTTTGCCAATCGCTCATTCACTGATATTTTTAATATGGTATCCTTTCTTGAAACAAAAGGAGGAAATACTGCATTTACATTTCAGCCTCCCGGAGAGTCGGAGGTAAAAGTAATTTGTAGAAATTGGGATGCGAGCACTTTATATCATACAGGGGTAAATAGTTCTTCTGTCGGCACGTTAACTGCTACTTTTGAAAGGGTATACGAATAATGGCTTCTCCACAGAATTCAGTATTAGAAGAATTATATAAGTATAATCCCTCTTCTGTGGTTGAATTATTTCAACTAGAGCTTAGCCCGCTTCAATCTTATTACCCTACTATTAGTCCAACAGTATATAGGTTTCATAATGGATACAATGAAAACTATGGAACTGCGAGCCCAAATGTTGAATGGAATGGAGCAAAATTTACTGGCCGCCCGATTCAAATGGAAGGAGTTCAATTTTCTTCTTCAGGAGAAATTCCGCGCCCAACACTTACAGTTGCTAATCATGATCTCGCATTTACTCAGTTAAATAAAGCATACGCAAATCTTGTAGGCGCAAAGATACGAAGAATTCGTACCCTTGTAAAGTTTCTTGATAGTGCAAATTTTAAAACAAGAAACTTATTTGTTAACTCAGAAGCTTTTAATACTTGGACTCAATCAAATGCGAATGTCGCTGCGAATGTCGCTGTAGCTCCAAATGGAACATTAACCGCGGATAAGGTATATGAATCAAATGGGACGAATACTTCCCATACTGTACTTAAACCAGTAACTGGACTCGCAAATAATACCTCCGTATGTTTTTCAATGTATCTAAAAGCGGGGGAAAGACAATATGCCGCTCTTCTTGCTTCAAGTAAAACCGATACAAATTTAAGTGGTAAAACTTTTGATTTAATAAATGGTACTGTAAGTTCTGTCACTAGAACAACTGGCCCAACTGTTTTAAGTTCTGGAATACAGAATGTTGGAAATGGCTGGTATCGTTGCTGGGTAACTTTTTCTACAATGTCCGGTGCTTTAAATCCTCAATATTATGTATATATAGACAATGACTTTAACCCTACTGGGGTATCATACGCAGGTGTTAGCCCAACAAATGGTAATACTATAACTACAGGTATATACGCTTGGGGGGCTCAATTAGAGGTTGTAAGTAATCCAACCTTAACTCCAACCATATATCAAACAACTGGAGCAACCCTCGGCAATCCAACAGCAGATCCAAATGCAAAATTTCCAGATGATGTTTATGTAATTGATCGAATGTCAGAAGAAACTCCTGGTCAAATTACTTATGAACTTGCTCCAGCATGGGATGTAGAAGGAGTACAGATACCTCGTCGTCAAGTAGTTGCTAATGTATGCCCGTGGGTTTATAAGGCAGACCCCTGTAATTGGGCGTACAATGGGGCGAAGACAGTTACTTATAGTTCAGGCAGCGCAGGTGCTCCGGCAGTAATTGCTGCTACAATTAGTGGCACAACTATGACAGTTACAACTCTTACAAGTGGGACTATTAGAGCAAGAATGTTTTTAACAGGTGGAAGTGTTGTAGCTGGAACAAGAATTGTATCTCAATTAACTGGCACAACTGGCGGGATAGGGACTTATAAAGTAAGTTTAAGCCAAACTGCTACTGGAATAACGGGGGCTACTCCTGTTGGTACCAACAAAGATGTCGCAACTAAAAGCTCGAGTTTAGCTGGCAGAGGAATTCGTCTTAGTGTTACAGTTACTGCAGCAAGTGCTTCGTACTCTACTGCAACTATTGTAGTAACTGCCCCCGGAGCAAATTATAGTGCACCGGGAGAAATTCTTACTATAGATGGTACTTATTTAGGCGGAGCAAGTGGTACTAATGACCTTATTGTATCGGTATCTCAGATAATAACTTCACAATATTTTGACCAAGACGATAGAATTGTGCTAACTGCGGCAGAAGATCGCTGCGGAAAAAGATTAACTTCTTGTAAACTAAGATTTGGTACAAGAGCATTACCTTTTGGAGGGTTCCCCAGTGCTGGACTTTACGGAAAGCCTATTTAAAGAGTTGAAGTCAAAGATTACAGATGAAGAAATTTGTGGCTTTATACTTAAATCTGGCGAAATAATTGAACTTGAGAATATTGCAGAAGATAAAAAAGAAACATGGATGATTCATCCATTACATTTTCTGAAGTATAAAAAGGAAATAGAGTGTATATATCACTCACATCCAGAAGGCGGGGAACCTTCAGCAGAAGATAAAATTAGTTGTAAACGAATAAATATACCGTTTTTAGTAATTAGCCTGCCAAGCACGCTATACTACATAACTCCAAAGGAAGAAACATGCTTACAGTTCGACTTCACGGACATTTAGAAGAAAAATATGGGAGCGAATTTAAATTTGCAGCCTCTACTGTTCGTGAAGTAATTGATGCTTTACAAGCAAACTTTGATGATTTTACGGAAGAATTTATTAAAGACATGAGGACTTATAACATCTTAGTAGATGCAGAGGCTCAAGAGATAGGGGGATGTTTACTCCCTCTTAAGTCAGATTCAATTATAGATATTGTACCGGTCATTGGCGGAGCCGGATTTTTAAAAACTGTTGGATTGATCATATTAGCGGCTGTTTTAATATTTAGGCCAGAGCTAATCGTGGCATTTCTTCCAGAAGCTTTAGCCGCAGGGGGTACATTTATAGTAAAGGCAATCGGATTTAGTTTATTGATGGCCGGAGTATCCTCTCTATTAGCGGGGCCTGATGGGCCGGATGGAGGAGGCCCAGAGTCTTCCTCTTTATCCAATACAGATAATATTATAGGTCAGGGCATGCCAATTCCAGTAGGATATGGGCGTATGATGGTAGGAAGTATTGTTCTCTCAGCTACATTTACTTCTAGCTACACGGAAGTTTCAAAGGCTTGGACATATTATGATACAGATACAGAAACTAGTAAAGACCATACTCTTAATATAGGCCCGGCCGAAGATATTGCCGGAGGAACAGTAAAGGATGATGGATATGTTGTTTCAAACTTAATATCGGTTCCCGGCTATACAGCTGAACAAATTGCTAAGATTATTTCCGTGAATGAAGTAAATTTAGGTAATGGCACATATGAGGTAGTAGCTCACACAACCTCTTCGGGTAATACAATTGCAACCCCAGTTTATAAGCCGGTAAGAATTGCCGGCTCATATACTGGAGATGCTATGATAAATCATAGGTAATTTATAATGGCAAGAGGGGATGGAAGAGATAGACGAAATACAAATAATAGTTCAACTAGTAGTAGTGTGAATTATTCCTCCAGTATTGGGGCTCAAGCTGTTGCTTCCAACAGCGGTACAACTGGCAAGGAAGGAACTTTTGTAACTACCCAAATAATTGATGCAATTTGCGAAGGACCAATAGAAGGATGGCCAACAAATGAGCCTCTTAAGTATATTTATTTAGATGGCACTCCGGTTCAGTCTTACGCAGGCAGTATTAATACTTCTAATCTTCGTCAGGAGTTTCGTAATGGAACTTCAGACCAATCAGTTCTTTCCCAGTATACTCTTCTTGGAGCTGTAAAAGCCCCTAACTTTAGAGATGAGCTTTTATTAAATAATTCAATTATTCAACAAGTACAAATTCGAGATGATTCTGATGGGGCATATCCATCTGTGGAGGCGGTAGCTTTTACTTTTAGTTTTCCAGAAGGAATATTCCGATATAAGAAAAGTGGTGGAAGAGACGGAACAGACATTGGATTTCGTATTGAAGTAAATAATAAATCAGACGGTACTGGGACTTGGGTATCAAGAGTTACTTTTGAACAAGGTAATCTTGAGCTTACAAATTTTCCTTTTGAATGGACTTTTGTAGTTGAACTTCCTCCGGGGTGGTCAACACCAAAAGATCTTCAAAACTATAGTGAAGCTAATAAAGTAGATGATATAATTTTATTTCGTATTACAAAATTTAGGGCTGATTCTGAAAATGAACGAGCCCATAATAGAATGTATCTAAAAAATTATTCAATTTACTCTCGAAATCAGTTTACTCATCCTTATACGACATTACTTGGTCTTACTATTGATTCAAATAATTTTGATGGGTCAATACCACAAAGAATGTATGACCTTAAACTTCTTAGGGTAAAAGTTCCAAGTAATTATACACTTGAGTTTGACGCAGAAGGAAAAGTAACTGAAAGAAATTATAGTGGTCAATGGGACGGTACCTTTAAAGAAAATTACTGGACAGATAATCCAGCTTGGTGTTTTTACGATCTTGTAACAAATACTAGGTATGGCCTCGGAAATTATATTGATTCTAGCTTACTAAATAAATGGAAAATTTACGAAATTGCAAAGTACTGTGATGCTGTAGCCCCGGATACTCGTCCTGGCAGGCTTCCGAACAGCTATACTTTTTGTGACACAAAAGAGGCAAAAATAGGTGGCGTCGCAGCGGCTTCAGGTAACTCGGCTATTAAAGAGCCTAGATTTACATGTAATATGCTTATCTCTTCAAGGGAAGAGGCTTACTCTGTTGTTCAGAGAATGGCGGCACTATTTAGAGGTATTGTATTCTTTCAACAAGGTACTCTTGAAGTTATGCAAGATAGACCCGCAATACCAACCTATCTGTATAATAATTCAAACGTAGTAGGAGGGGCTTTTAACTACTCATCTTCAAGCATAAAAGCAAGGCATACTGTAGCTATTATAAAATGGTTAGACCCAAGTGATTTATACTCTGAAAAATTAGAGTACGTTGAAGATTATGACGGAATTGCTCGTTATGGTTACCGAGAAATTGAACTAGATGGGTTTGGTTGTACATCTCGTGGACAAGCTCGCCGAATCGGTCGACATATTCTTGCTACTGAAAAGTTTGAGCTTGAAACAGTTACTTTCGTAGTAGGAATGGAGGGAGGAATAGTAACTCCCGGTAATTTAATTAAGATTAAGGACTCATATCGTCAACAATATAGAGCTGCAGGTAGAGTCACTTCTGCGACTTCTTCTTATGTTACTCTTGATAAGGCTATAAGTGTCCCTTCTGGAGTTACGGGAGTTTCTTTATGGCTGCAAACTGCAAAAGCTCGAGATTATATTGTAGATGAAGGAACAGCAGCACCAATTAATACTGGAACTACTTTACGACCTACTCTCACTTCTTACTCAATTACAGTTCCAACCTTACCAGTATTAAATTTATCTCCCACTACTGCTATATCTCCAATTCCTGTTGTTGGCAATATTTGGGGGTTGAGCTATACCGAAGCTGGCGATGTTGAAAATACTTCAGTATACAAAGTTATCTCAGTAGTAGAAAATAATGCATATGAGTATGAAATAACAGCACTTCAGCACTACCCTGATAAATACAATATTATAGAAGAATACGCCCCTATTCCACAGTATAAACCTGTTCCATTAAAATTATTTACTCCTGGGCCTTCAGAAGGATTTTTAAGCTCAAAATTTAATGGGATAAAACATGATATTACAATTAGTTGGAGATCTGACAGATATATTTCTGGAACTCAGTATCGTCTAGAGCTTTCAACTCCTACAGGTAATAACGTTATATATAGTGGAACTAATACTTCTTTTGTATATAGTAATGTTGGTTCTGGGGTATATTACTTTAAAGTATATTCATTGAATACTATTAACGCATCTGTTAGTGAGCCTCTCGTTCTGGGACCTCTTCGAATTAAAGAGATAATGCCACAAAATAATTTTGATTCTTTTAGCCAGACAAAATTCAGTTCTGATTATATTACAAATTCGTGGCCAGACGATAATTTTCCTAATGATCCTATTAAATATGAACTTTGGAGATCTTCTTCTAATAGCTTGAGAACTTCTATTAGTTTAAGTCCAACTATTTCCGGAATTAATTATGGTACAAACTCAATTAAATTAAATGGCTTTGATCAAACCATTCTTACTGCTAGCCCGGATCAGTACTTTGTAGAAGTACCAATATACCCATATATAAAATATACTACAGTTTCTCCAACTACTGGAGGACCGGCAACATCTCCCGGTCGAATTGTTTTGAATACAATTGAAAAACCAAATATAAACATTGGAGATAAGCTTGTTAATACCACTAGACGAGTAACTGTAAATGTTGCAGGCATTACACAATCAAAAAATATTCAAGATAGGTGGATAACATTAATTTCTCCGAGTGCTTCCATTCCTTCTCAGACTGAAGGGGATATAGTATATTCATATAAAGGTATAGCTGGAGTACAATTAAATCAAACTCAGGCTTCAGGCGTAATAAGACAAAAAACTTTTAGAACTATAGGCGCAACAAATTCTACTAACATAATAGTTACATCCCCTGACACAATTACAAATATTCAAGCTGGAGATGTTATTATAAATCGGTCGAGAAATGCAGGCTCTATAGTTCAAGTAGTTAGTCCTACTAATGCTTTTACAATAAGCCCAGCAATTACTGGTCAAACTGCAAATGATATTATTGCTTATTATCAGTCTTCTAATAGAGAAGCTAGAAAACTATATAAATACTCCATAGATTTTCTAACAGAACAATTTAATACTGATTCTATTAACGTATTAAACTATGATAATCCAGATTATATCCCTACCCCGAATAAGTCATTAATGGTTAATATCACAAAAGGAAAGGCTGCAGAAGTAATATCTGCAGACCTTAAAGCTGGGGGAGTACTAAATATTATAGCTGGCCCAAACCACAGCCCCAATATTTCAGACTTAGACCAAGTAATATTCTTTGATAAAGATGAGGTTTACACGTCATCAATATCTACGCATATTCATCCAATTATTGGAATTACAACTGGAGGATCGAGTCCTGCAGGCGTTACTTGTACCACATCTATATTTACATCTTCGCTGAAGGGTGATATTCTTGTTAATGCAACAAGAAACACAAGTGCAGTAATCTTGGAAAAAATAAGTAACACACAAGTTACTTTAGTAGGTACAACCAATTCGTCTTTAGTAATTACTGGCCAAACTGCGGGAGACGAAGTATTTGTAATACCTGGCTCTAGCATGACTTCATTTGTGGAAGAACTGTCTTACACTCATCCAACAGTACAAACGGCAGAAGCGTCTACAAGTACTAGTCAAGTTGTGGTCACAAATGGTTTCTCTGGGGTTACTTCATCTTATATACTTTATAATATGACAAGAAATGCGTATGCTTCTATTTCTCCTAATACAGTTAGCAGAGTAACGGTCTCTCCAGCTATTACAGGACAAACAACTGGAGATAGTATTTTTACTTTCTTACCCGGTAATGTTTCTCCGTCATTAGTCACTGCCCCAGACGGAGCTTTTAGCTATGCTAGACCTGGCGACATATTCTATAATGTTACCCGAGATAATATGGTAACCATTCAGGATGTTAAAACACTTTCAGGTATTTTGGATAAAAAAATTGATAGAGTTGTTTTATCAACGCCAATTGCAGGCCAGCGGGCTGGAGATGAATTTAAAATAATTCAAGGATTTTTTAATTCTTCTATTTTAGGTAAACAAGATAACGGCACAAATGATATTATTCAGCTCGAAACAATATCAAACTTAGAGCCTGGAGATGAAGTTCAGATATACCAATATGGCGCATCAAAAGTAGGCACTACTGCTGGTAACACTATTACCGATACTGGCTTGACTCAGTCTACAACATATTATTACTGGATGCGACCAGTAAGTGCGCGCCTACCCTTCCTTGGGGGAATATGGAAGCCAAGTAGAACAACTGGCGATTCAGCTACTACTATTCCAGTAGACCTTGGAAATTATAATGCATCAAACGATAATAATTCTAGCGCAATAGCACCTTCTGTGGTAAGTCCAACTGGTATATCATTGGTAGGAATTAACGCGGATAGCACAGCCAATATTAATTTAAATTGGAATTGGACTGGTGATCCTGCGTCTATTGATGGGTTTGTGGTATACTTTTGGTCAACTAATAGTTCTACTGACATATCGCCTCTTTCTAACAATGACTTTGTAAAAGCAGTGTCCACCTACAGTATTCCTACCAATCAAAAAGTGCCGATTTCGAATATTACATATGTAGGAACAGCTATAAATGTTACTACTGCAGGCCCACACAATCTATCCAATGGCGATACTATTAAAATAATAGGCGCAAAAACAGGCTCAGGTAGCGCATCTCCAATGCCGTTTGTTAATACTGCGGGGACTGCTGTATTTACTGTTTCTCCAAATGGAACAAATACTTTTGCATTTACCGCGTCTGGCACTCCGACAGGAACATACAATGCTAATTCTGGTAGAATGGTACTTTGTAAGTATAAGTATCAAATTAGTAATTTAACTTCAAATTATTTTTATAACGGTTGGGTTCAGCCTTATAGAACCGTAAATACAAACATTAGCGAGAACGGCGTACTGCTTGGGTCTCCAACACTGATAGCATGAGGTTTATATAATGCCAAATTTTCAACCGTCTTCCGTAATTAATTTCACTGGTAGTATTGCTGGTAGCCCTGCGTCTACTGTAGCTTCAAATGCCGTTAGTGGTTTAACTGCATTTAACGATACTATTTTCTTTAGAGACCCTGCATCACCTAATGGCACTTTAAGTGTTTTTAGCCCAAATACAGGTATAGCTACTCAAGACGGTAATGTGGTTGTAAATATTGATTACACATATACTGACGGAAATAGGGTAGCCGATTATTATGTTATATTTTACAAGCAGGGTGGCGGAACGGTATCTCCAGCAAATCCTTGTATTGTAGTAAACCCATCTTCCGGAGTAGCTTCTTCCGCAAGAATAAATGTAGTACCAGGCTCTCCGTATACGTTTGCTTTTAGTTCTGCTCGAGTAACTAAAGATGGAGTAAGAGCTAGTTCTCCACAAAACCAAACCGCTAGAACTATGATAGCTGGTAACTATACTGCTAATATCGCCGGTATTTCCGCAGCTTCCATAGCTTCGGCAGGTAAGGTTGTCTCAGCAACTATTGACAAGCAAGCAATAAATTATAGTGTAACTGGTGCGGCAACCCCAACCAGTATCAATATAACTGCAACTACACAAAATATTACAAGCCCCCACTATACTTTCTATAGAGATATCGGAGCAGGTTTTGTAGAAATACAAGCTAGAAGCACCGATAATTCTCTATCAGCATATTCTGGAATACCCCCAGTAAATACAGCTTACCAATTTAAAGTAGACGCCCACGAAGGAAACGTCGCAACTGTAGCTGCTTCTGATTTTGTTACTGTATACGGGTTAGCTAGCGGCTCTAACGCTCTTACAACAATTATAAGCAATGAGTCACATTCAATACCAGCAGACTCAACGGGTTCTCCAACAAGCTATGCGGGATCAGGTACTACTATACGACTTTACGAAGGCTCCACGGAGCTTACATATGTAGCTTCGGCGCC